TGAAAAGGGAGTTGATATTAGTGGGGTAGAGGGTGAAACGGGTATGTTTGTAGCAGAGATATTTAGAACTAAAGAAGGGTTACAGGTCGGAGACATATATCGTCAAGGCGACCCTACAGATATTGTATGGTCCGGCGGAAGTGCGAGAGAAAAGAAAAAAGAAGTTAAACTGTCCCCATTTGATAAAGCAGTAGAAACCTTAACTACTAAAAATAATCTTACTGCTGAGACTTTAGCAACTACCCTAACGACTACTCTTAAGCTTAAGAAGGATGTTAATATTATCGATAAAATAGTTAGCGTTACCGGTAAAGATAAAAGTAAGAAGTTATTAGATACAGATATTGAAAAAATTAAAGCAGCGTTAATTAAGGGTAGGATCATTAAAGAAGGAACTTCACAAAAAGTGCTGCTAAGACAGTTGACTTTGCTTTCAAGATAATTAATTATCCGAGATTGGGACGAGGGAGACCCTTTTAAACTCTCTCACTTAGTTGATTTTTACCTGATTCCGTATAAAATAATATTATGAGTCATACATCATCAAAATTAATTGAGCTTGGTTCAACAGCATTTCGTCAACCGAGAGCAGAATCACATTGCAGATATATTCACGGTTACCAACTAAAAGCAGAAGTTACATTTGCGTGTAATGAACTAGATAATAACAATTGGGTGTTTGATTTTGGTGGACTTAAAGATCTTAAACATATATATAAAACACAATTTGATCATACTTTGGTAGTTGCTAGTGATGATCCGGAAATTGAATTGCTTAAAGAGCTAAATGCAAGAGGATTAGCACAGCTTAGAATTATGACTGGTGGTGTTGGTATTGAGCGATTTGCTGAATGGTGTTTTAAGACAGCAGATAGTTTCGTCGACGAAGCTACTAACGGCCGTGTATGGGTTGAAAGTGTAACTGTATATGAACATGACGATAATTTTGCTTCATATAATAGATCCACAATTAAAGCTGAAGAATCGGTAGCAGTAACTGAAGACGTAGATGTGCAGCCAGAAGAACCGATTACAACTACAACACCACCCGTAGCACAGGATAATCCAAGAGCAGCCACGGTAGGCCCTAAAGTAGATAGAGATACTAACTTCAGTGATCCCTTTAAAGGTACTTCGTGGGGTAATTAAGCTCCAAGTACTGAGCAAATAAAGCGAAGTATTTTACTTCGAGCTATTTCTGAGTTACCAAACTCAAAGGAATATATATCATTATCAGTACATTGCTTGGAATTAAACATGTTAAATATTTCCTTGTAACCTGATTTGTTAACATCAGCTTGATTACAATCGCCAATTACGATATATCTTGAGTCTCTTCCAAATCTTGTTAAAATAGTTGTAAGTTCCTTACGTGATAAGTTTTGAGCTTCATCAACAATAACAAGAGACTTGTTAAAGGTTAAACCTCTTACAAAGTTAACAGGTATTGCTTCAACAACTCCTTTTTGCTTTAACATACTATATGTACCTCTATCAGCAATTTCCGTAACCTTTTCTTCTAAGGGAATAGAGTATGGAGAAAATTTATCATCAATTTCACCGGGTAGAGATCCTAAGCTTCTTTCAGCAGACTCTGTAACAGATCTAATATACACCATACGAGTAAATTGTTCTTGCTTTATTAGCTCGAGCCCAGCATAAACAGCAATATATGTCTTCATACTACCAGCTGGCCCATCAACGAATCCCATTTTTGTCTTTGGATTCTTAATACAGTTGTAAAACTCTCGGTGTTTTGGGTTAAAATAGAATGGGCGTTTAATTTTAAAGTTAAATAACCAATTCTTTTGTAATGATTCTGTAAGCTCCATATCTGGGGAGCTCACCCGGCGTAGACGCGCAGATTTAACACTCATGTACTATTATTTAGTTGAAAACACACTAGTCTGTTAATATAATTAAAGAAATGATTGATTGTACTAAAGAAACTCTACTGGTATCAGACGATAAAGCATTTTATACACTTGAAGGTGAAGGAGAATACGTTGGCATGCCTTCAGTCTTTTTTAGACTTTCAATGTGTAATCTAACATGTAAAGGTTTTGCTTCGGAAGACTCACCTCATGGATGCGATTCATATATTTCATGGTCTGTAAAAAATAAAATGACATTTAATGAAATTTTCGAATACTTTGAAGAACATAAACTAGTAGAAAAGTTACGAGAAGGTGCAATTTTTAAGCTTACCGGAGGGGAACCAATGGTACAACAAAAACAACTACTTAAGTTTATTAAAGCTTTTATATATAAGTATGACTTCCACCCGGTAATTGACTTTGAAACTAATGCTACAATTCAACCTGATGAAGCATGGATAAAAGAGTTTCATGCTTCATTTACAACTTCACCAAAATTAACATCAAACGGAGATCCGGAAGAAAGATCATATAAACCTGAGGTTTTGAAGTGGCATAGAGAGGTTGGATCTGGATTTAAGTTTGTTATTGCATCAGATGAAGATATTAATGAAATTTGGAAGAAGTATGTTGACGATAAAACTGTTAGTGTACCTGTAAATCGTATATGGTTTATGCCTTGCTGTGGGAGCAGACAAGAACATATTGAAAAAGCCCCAGCTGTTGCAGAATATGCTAAAGCTATGAATGTTAATTTTTCACCGAGATTGCATTTACTTATCTGGGATATGGCTTTAAAGGTATAACATTATATATATAGTATGAGAATAGCATTTTCAGGAACAGGGAATAGTGGTAAGACTACGTTGTTAAAAAGCTTTTTATATTCGTGGAATAATTATAAAACGCCGGAAAAAACATATAGAGAGATGCTAGAAGAAGAAAAGTTACCACATTCTTCTAAATTAACTACGGAAACGCAAGACTCTATACTTAATTTTATGGTTGATCAGGTTCAATCAACTGATAAGAGCGATAAAATTGCGTATGATAGATGCCCTCTCGATGCTATAGCTTACTCTATGTGGGCTCATGAAAAGAAGATTAAAGGGTTTACCAAGTCTTTTGTTACAACTCAAATTAATTTAATGAGAGAGTCGATGAGATCGTTGGATATTATATTTTTATGTCGTTTCGATCCCAATCAAACAATACAAGATGACGGATTCCGGGATACGGATAAGGATTTTATTGTTGAGGTTGATAATATCTTTTTTTCTCTCTATAGACAATATACAGAGCATCCGGAAGCTGATATCTTTTTTCCAAAAGGAGACTCACCTTGTGTAATTCTTCTTCCAGATGATGGTCAACAGCGGATTGATTTAATAAGTGAGTATGTAACACCAGATGGTGATATGTATGGTGATGAAAGCTCTATTTTTAACCAGCAAAATATTGATCAGCTCGAGGAATTAGTTAAACAACAAACAATGGTAGCAGAGGATGAAGAAAAAGAAAAAGAGCTTAGAAAAAAATTCGGTCTTTTTGGTGACGACCCTCCGCCTGTAACGTTATGAGTCGAATAGGTGTAGGTATTATAACATGTAATAGACCTGACTTCTTTAAAAAGTGCAGGGAGTCTATTAAAGAAGAGTGGTATAATCATCTTGTTGTTATTAATGACGGTGAAGGTACTGTCTTTGATGCCGCAGCTCCTGTTATAAAAACAAAAGGAGGAGAAGGCGTTGGTAAAGCAAAAAATTTAGCAATAAAATACCTATTAGAGCAAGATTGCGATTACATTATTCTTGTAGAAGACGATATGTTATTCAAAGGTAATCTTTTTGAGCAATATATTAAAGCATATAAGAAGACTGGTATACATCACTTTATGTTTGCTTATCACGGACCGGCAAATAAAGCAGGGATAAGTGGAGGTAAGCCTGTACCACGTAAGGTTATTGATTATGGTGATGTAAAAATTGCCTTAAATCAACATTGTGTTGGGGCAGTGTGCTTTTACACTAGACAGTGTCTAGATGATATAGGGTTATATGACGAATCCTATACTAATGCATTTGAGCATGTTGATCATTCTTATGAATTAGCAAAAGCTAACTACAGTACACCATATTGGTGGTGGTCTGATATTGAAAATAGTCTAGAATATGTGGAAGAGCAGGCATGCTCAGAAGATAATTCTGCAATTCGTCCGAGAACAGATTGGCAATCGAATATTCAAAAATCTGCTATAAGATTTTCACAAAAACATGGCGTATCACCAGTACAGGTAGCTGATACTGCTGTAAGTGAAGTTGTTATTAAACTTAAAAAAATTAAAAATGAAAATAGACCTGTTTTGTCCAAGTAGAGAAAGGATTAATAAAATATTAACTTTTATTTGCAGTATAGCTACGACTGCTAAAGATATTAATAATGTTAATTTGGTTTTAGGTGTTGACGACGATGACCCTAAGCGCGATATTTACTTAAAAATTGCGCAAAATTTTAGCTTTATTCAATTAGTTAAATATCCAGCTGGTTTATTTAAGGAAAAAGGCCTGTCTGAGTTATGGAACGTTATGGCAAGAGAGACAACTAATGATATTATTGCCATGGTGGGCGATGATATGAAGTTCGAAACGCCTGATTGGGATGAGAAGATAATTAAAGAGTTTTCTAATAAGAAAGATAATTTTTATCTTATACATTGTAATGATGGAATGAGAGGATCAGGAAACAAATATGCTAATGTCGCGCCTTTAGCGGTTAATTCTTTTATTCACCGTGATTATGTTAATACAGTAGGTCACTATGTACAAGAAGTAGAGCCAAATATTTTTCAAGACACATACTTAAATACACTATTCCAGGCCTTAGATAGGAAGATTTATTTTCACGATGTTGTAATAAGACATTTACATTTTTCAGAATATGGAGACATGGATAAAACATCCATTGATATGGAAAAATTAAGAGAGGGTATATGGGATAATACAGATCTCTTTGAAAAGACATTAATGCCAGAGATCCAAAAGGAAGTACAAATTATAAAAGCAAAAATTTCATGACAATATACACACATTACAGTGATTCCCATAAAGAATTGTATGAAGATTACTTCAAATCATCGCTAAGGAAGATTTATAATAAAGATGAGGTGTGTGTTCGTGCTGCCTACCATAAACAAACAACGAGTAAGGGTAAGTTTATGGAAGCCGGGTGGCTTGATAGTATGAAATATAAACTGCAAGTTATACTTCAAGCTATAGAAGAAAATAAAGATGGTTATTTTATTTTTGCAGATACTGATATTGTTTTTTATCAACCATTCGTTGAAGACCTAAAGGATGCAATCGGAAATAGTGATATAGCATGTCAAGAGGATTGTAATTCTCTCTGCGCAGGGTTTTTTATAGCTCGTGGTAATGATAAAAATAAAAAATTATTTACAGAGATATATAATAATTTTAGACAAATGGTAAATGATCAAGTAGCTTTAAATCACTTTAAAGATATGGTTGATTATAGGTTTCTTGATAAGGGAAAATATTATACTATAGGTAATTTTTTTAATAATACTGATGGTACACACAAATGGGATGGAGTTACTAATATTACACCCCCAAAAGAAATAAAAATTCACCATGCTAATTATGTTGTCGGGGTAGAAGATAAGATAAAACTTATTAAGTTAATACGAACCAACTATGAAAATTTGGTACGATAAGAATAAACTAAATTTAAATGAATTTAAGTCTGAAAAATTTTTATTCTTACCTCTTTTTGATAAAAAAGTAATAGATAAGAGTAACGATTTTCGTAATAATAGTTGGACTGAGGGAATAAGACACAACGTTCAATATACATCAATAGATGATGCTGATTATATAGTATATCATGACAAGTTAGATCAAGGTATTGCTGAGTATTTACAATATACAAATAAACCAATATTAGCATTCTTTAATGATGATAGCTGCAAGCCTATTAGTGATAAGATACCTAAAAATGTACATGTTTTTAGAACTTCAATTAATAAAACAAGGCAAAAGAAAAATGAATTTGCAATGCCGGCATGGAGTGCAGATTTTAAGTTTACAGGTTCCGTATATAAGTGTCCTAAGCCTGTTGTTAGTTTTTGCGGAGCCATAACAGATCCAGTTAGAGAAAAATGTATTCAGCAGTTGGAAAAAAATTCCAAAGTAAAGGTAGACTTTATTATAAGAAGGGCGTTTTGGGGCGGATCACCACACAACCCCGCTTTACGAGGTGAATATATTGAAAATATAAAGAACAGTGATATGGTGTTATGCTGTCGCGGAGCGGGTAATTTTTCATATAGACTTTATGAGACGTTATCATGCGGTAAAATACCTATTATTGTAGACACAGATATATCACTACCGTGTTCGGATAAGGTTAACTGGGATAAGTTTATCGTTACAACACCAGAAAAAATAAACGACGATATTAACGACTGGTGGAGCCGTCATGATGTAGAAACTTATCATATTCGACAAAAGTACAGCCGATACGTTTATGAGACCTACTTGAGTCCCGACGGATTTGCTTATTATATATCTAACTACTTCTTAAAGAATGAGAATAATTAATCATAATATTTCATCTAAAGAAAAATATTTTGATCCTGTAAAGACAGAGCAAAATATACAAGAAAGTTTGTTTAATAATATAGATCAATTACCTGAAGACTTAAATTATGTAAATATACCCATAGCGCAAACTATTAACAAGTATGGTTTGCATGCAGCACAACAAGTAATTGATGATGTTGAGACAAAATATAAAGGTATTAAAAAATTTGTATGTCAACACATCTTAGTAAATAAGTTAAATTTTTATGACAATGTAGTTTTTACCCCACATGCTGTTTTTTCTGATAATAGTATATGTATACCTCATTATAACAGTTTTTTTGATAGGGACGATGCTATTGATTATAATGAACGGGAATATAAAACTAGTTTTATTGGTAGTTCGTCGACTCACACTATACGTAAAGAGTTATTCGAATTAAACAATGATAAAGATATTATTGTAAGAGACACCGGTAATTGGTTTTATGAAAAACTATCTAAGGATAGGAAAAAATATTCGAATAAGTTTAAAGAATACCTACTAAACAGTAAGCTCAGTCTCTGTCCACAAGGAACTGGCCCATCTACAATAAGATTATATGAATCAATGGCAGTCGGTAGTATACCAATTATCTTTAATGATGTAAAGGTTCCTGAAGGATTTGAAAAATATGTAATTAGGTTAAACAGTGTTAATCAAGTAGATGATTTGAATCCTAATGAATATGTTAACTTGAGTAAGTCTTTGCATATTGATTACTGGAATAAAATATCTAACTATAATGTATACAAAATACTAATCAATCATGTGTAGTATATTAATGACAAATAAAAAAACCTGCCATATAGAAGAATCAAACTTCTATTTACAGCGCAGAGGGCCTGATAAGACTACAATAACAGAAATAGACAACTGGACCCTAGTTCACAATCTCTTATCTATTACTGGTGACTTTACACCGCAACCTCTTACAAAAAATAACACACATTTAATATACAACGGTGAAATTTATAATATTCAAAATGAAACAAAAGAATATAAAAGCGACGGTTACTATATTTTAGATGCATACGAAGAGCATGGCGATAGTTTTTTCAAATACCTCGATGGTGAGTTTGCTATAGCACTATTAGATCTTGATAAAAATAAATTAATATTTGGTGGTGATTTATTTTTAACAAAACCTCTCTTTATTGGTAAAGATAAAAACAATATTTGTATATCGTCATATAAATCCGCTATTACAACATTAGGATTTAGTAAAATATTAAGAGCAGAACCTAATTGCTTTTATATTGTCGATCTAGACACATTTAAAGCAGAAAAAAGGCAAACATATGAATGGGATCTTAAACAACATATTGATACGTATGAGGTATGGAAAGAGAGCTTTTATAATGCTCTTAAAAAGAGAGTAACGGGCATTAAGGACAATTTTCTTGTACCGGTCAGCAGCGGTCATGATAGTGGTGGTATAATATGCGGATTAAAACAGCTGAATATAACTGACTTTATGACTTATTCATTTACGGGTAACGAGGCGCCTGGTATAATTGAAGAAAGAGTTAAACATATACATAATAAAGTTCTTAAAGCAGGAATTACAGCGCAAGAAAATACTGATATTAACAGTTTTAAACGACAATTTGTTGAGCCGTTTTATTATGGACCAACACCCTATAATAAAACACACGAAGGATTTGAGGATCCGGGTGGAACGGGCCTTTTATCCCTTCTTAAGGAATGTAGAGAGGAGTATGGCGTTAAGGTACAGTTATCTGGTCAAGGAGCTGATGAAGTCATGAGTAATATACAGACATATGGCTTCAATACACCTAACCCTTATGTGTGGCCCGATGATTTAACAAATATTTTTCCATGGGGTAATTTTTATTATGGCGCTAATTGGAGCTATTTAAATAAAGAAGAGTGCATAGCGGGTAGTGTTGGTATGGAGACGAGATATCCATTTTTAGATAAAAGTGTTGTACAGAGTTTTATTAACTTAACACCGCAGCTAAAAAACAAACACTACAAAGCACCGTTACATTATATGCTAGCAGAGTGTAACTTTCCCTTTGTACAAGCAAAAAGAGGCTTTGATTTACAGATTTCATGAGAGTTATAGTCGAATATGACCCCTATAATCGGTTAGGTAATAGAATGTTTCAATATGCGTTTGGTGTTTTGTTA